AAAGGGAATTCGGCACGGGGATAGGCTCCCTGTAGCAGGGCAGCTTGGAAAGCCCGCGCGCGAGGTTCGAGTGGCCCACGACCAGGGAGGTCGAAGCGACAAGAACCGGAAAGGCGTAGAAGTACGCCTATGTTGAGCAACGGTTGCCAATTGCCGTTGACGTCAAGCACTGGTGAGTGCTTGAGGAACTGCAACTTTTCAGGAGTTGCAGCGTCTACACAGGTGACGATGTAACCGACTTTCGCCGCAGCTGAAGCGACGGTCTCGTCAGTCAAGGCACAATCATCTGCAATCTGTTTGGCGATGCAGATGTTGGCGAAGTTGTTAATCGCTGTGGTCATAGTCGATCCGGAGTACAGTTTTGGCTCATGAGGAATGAGTTCAACAAACGCTCGTTTGCTGTCCTGTCCAAGGTCGTACACGCGGATGGGTAGAGCACATTGGGCGATCAATCGCTTTACATCGTCTTTAGCGCGGTCCTCGTGGATGTTGGCGAAGTTCTCAAAGACGGATGGTCCGTGAGAGCTATCGCATCCGCTGATGTCGACGTTGACACGGTACACACCGGAGGAGGTGTGGGCCGAGTAACATGAATCGTCAGAAAAGTACACGAAGAAGTACCTACGCGACGGGTAGATGAGCTCCTCAAAAATCATCTTGAGGGAGCGGTAAGATGGGGCTTTGCAATACATGATGATCCCGCCCTTATAATGTATGGGGCGATCGTACATGGCGATCTTGGTCGCCTCCATGGTTCGGAAACCTTGGAGGGACGCCAGGATGCCAAGGTCACCAATCATGCGTGGCTCCTTAGAGACTTTTGCCCATTCGAACTTTTTCATCTTGTAGGTGACTTTACGTAGCCACAACTGGTCGGCGAGAGTGCCGTGAGCAACAAGCTCCTTCCAGCCGGCTAAGCGTAATGCGCGCTTGGCGTGGGGGTCAGCGTGGTGGTCGAGCGCCTCCTGCACCATGCCATTGTAATCGTCGAATCCAGCGGCGTAGAGCTCACGGAGGTATCGAACGAACTTTTGGTTCTTGTGGAACCATACGATTTGTTGCCGTTTAAGGCGCGTGTGAGTCTGTAAATCAACACGGCAACGGGTCAACCGACGCATAGCGAGTCTGACATTGTGGTTCGAAACCTCATATTTCTTACCGTCGTGCTCGACGTATGGACCGAATACGGTGTCGTAACTACCGTCGGCCCGCATCTCTCCTTTAGCGCGTCGCACTAATGGTTCATTGGGAAAGCGGATCTCCCCATTAACAAAGTACTCGGGGTTCTTTGTAACTGTGAATTCACCATTGTAGATGAACGGTTTCAAAGTCGCCTCGTCGCATTGAACTGAACGCATTAGGTAGGGGTCTTTTTTGAGGCACGCGTTGAATGCGCTCGACCCCCGGTCCGAAAATCCATCGCTGCACTGCCGGTGACAGCGGATCGTAGTTTGCCATAGCGCGCCACAAGTTGGTTGACTATGTGCACTAAGGTGTCCGTTGAGATGGTCACACTCCGGTCCTCAGAGGGGTAATTGCGACCATACCAGTCGGTGACCAGGCAGAGGACACTCTCAGAAATGTCCCCAGCACGGTTGATCACCTGTGGCCTTAGAAGTTGTGGGTCGCGGAGGGCCTTTTTGGTTACATCGGTGTAGACCGTGCCCCA